TTACACATGGAGCAAAGAAGCGCGAAGCGAACAATTGACTTTATAAAAAAGATTCGCTTCAAATTCTGACTTTGACCAGAAGTAGCAAAAACCATCCACAGGATCAACGACTACATATTCATCCAATGTTATAGTAAATTCTTTTATATCCATAATTCCTCCTTAATACCCAGCCTGAAAAAATACTGGATCTAATCTGTATATATCGCTGTGCAACATCTTAGCTTGTTGGGCGAGATGTAAATACATTTTAGTTGTTGCATAATCACTATGTCCCAACATCATACGCAAAAACTCCAAATTGCCGCCGCCAATAATAAAAGACGTTGCAAATGTGTGTCGGAGCAGGTGCGGATGCAGCCGATCTATACCGGCTCTCTTTTTTAATCTGGCAAAAACCATTTTCACAGACGTTTCTGTTATCGGTTCAGCTGTTCCAACCTGAGCAAACACCGGAAAATCATCTTCCGGTGTGTAAGCCCGATATTTGATCAAATAATGGTAAAGCATCCGTTTCAACTTCAGACACAGGAACACTGTCCGGAATTTATCCCCTTTACCTTTAATCGTCAGGTAATTGAGTTTGAAATTGATTCCCTTAAATGTCAGAGACACCACATCACCGAGACGGAAACCAGCATCCAGCATCAAATGGATAATGCAAAGGTTACGAAGTCCGGATTCTGTTTTATCATTATAACAACCGTCAATTTCATCAACTTCCCATTGCGTAAGAGGAAGCACCGGAGCATTGTCTTTTTTCAGAAATTTTACTTTCCGGAGAACATCAGCAGAACAATACCCTTCATCAATGCAATAATTTAAAAACACCTTTGCTGCTCTGAAATAAGTATTGATAGAAGTATTTTTACATCCTGTCCCCCGGAGCTGGGAAAGATATGCAAGCACCAACTCCCGAGAAATTACATCACACTCGATCAGATCAGGCACTGATCCGAGCTGATCGGAAAGAAAATCAACAAATTTCTGCACATTGAACCGATAATATACAATAGACTGTTCAGAGCAGTAGGACTCATGATCAACGAGAAATAAGTTAAAAGCCATCTGTACATTCATATAAAAACCCTCCTTATCAGGAGATATAACCACCACTTTGCAACATTCGCCTTTACATTTTGGCTTTTTCATGTTATAACAAAGCTAAGAGTTGAAAATTATATCTCCGGTATTTTTATCAATAATCATAAGGTTACTGGAACGCTTAACAGCATTTTTCATTGTGTCCGCTAATTCATCCGAATTGAATTGGCGGATTTTCTTTGTTTTAAAACGAATTGCATCTTCAACATCATTATCGTTTAGCATACAAAGCGCCTCAATACAATCCCTCAAAGGATCATCACTATTAATACCACGGGTATAAATACCATATGTTATAGCAGATTTAACAGCGCGAGCTTTCACAACTTCACTATTCAGTTTTCTTGTATACGTTCTAACAAGTGATTTCTGATCATCCGGTATAAATGCATCCGTAAGTTTACAGCTGCGGAGTGCTTTCCAGAAAGGACACAAATCACGGCGAGATTTATTTGAATCATTTTTTCCGGGTTCATGGGGTTCAACTAACCGTAAAACTTTACTTGTAAGATAATCACAAATGAGTTTCCAGTTGTCAAAATAATCATAAACACGTTTTCCCTCTCCCTTAGACGAATTATCAAAGAAAGGTAAAAGTTCATATGTTTTTGTATGTTTCCTCATTGTCTGGAACTCCACATTCATAATCAAATTAACAGGCGGAGTAAGCAGATCAGCGAGCTTATGAAGTGAATCCGGCGAAATATCTTCTTTTTTTGTTAAAATCCTGCGGCATTTCTCAACATAATGTTTTTGACGTCCAAATTCTGCATAATACTGCAATCGACCATAATCTAAAGCTTTCCAACTGTGTTTTAAAAATGCGTACTCATAACAATACATATCATATCTGTTAATAAGTCCATTGAACAACCAAACTTTAAAAAACCATGGTTTATAACCTTTTTCAACTACTTCCTTTGATTTCAAATAAATTCGAATAAAAATTTTATCAGATCGCTTTCCGATAGCAAGATAATCAATCTCAAAATCTTCTGATCCCTTTTTGGAAGTATGTAATAATGCATCTTTAAAACGATCCACACGCATTTTATAGAAGTTTTCCGGACTGAAAAACTTTTCCGGGTTTTTTAAATAGTTAGAGTGCCAACAATAGTCCACACGGTTCTCCTGGACAAAATCAATTTCAAGTCCAAAATAATCTGCAATCGCTTTTACATACTCATAAGAACGTTCATAAGCTATATGAACCCCATACATCCAAAGCATATAACTACGAATCTGCACCACACATTCACAGGTTACTGAATCACCATTATCAGAAGAGTGCGGAACTTTTGGAGCGAAAAAGATATCAAATAACTCCGGACATTCCAAACAAATGTTGTACCATCCGGCATAACTAAAAGGTTTGTAGTTCAAAGCACTAGGCAGACCATCAAAGAAAAAGGGCACACCAGACGAATAGTCATTCAGTTTTTCCCATTCCTGACCAATCGCATCAAACTTCCTGCGGAAGCGTTTCACACTCAAGTCCTTAGAATCATTTGTAAAATCATTTTTGAACTTGACGGAATAATAAAATGTATCAATGTTGTGAAGAAACTTTTTTTGCTTAAAATCAAACCAGTATGTATTTTCAACCTCATCAAACTCATTGTATATAAAAGATTTTTTAATATACAACTTGTCAATCAAAATAACCACCTCCATGTAAAAATATTTTTTCGTAGAATTGCAATTCTACGAAATTACAAAAATGGGTTCAAAGTAAGTATTCATCAGAGTTTAGCAAGAATTAGTTGTGTATTTTCAGACCACGTATTACAGCCCCGTGGTCACACCCCGGGCAAGCCGCGCCGCGGGTCCCCCTCAATCCCCCGCGTCACAGCTTACCCGGGGCGTGCCGGTCCTCATATGTATCTCAAAAAATTTTCCTGGTGCCGGGAACTGCCGGAAAAATGAGATACACAAAATAAATCAAGACAACTGTTTCTGATCTGGTGCGGAGAAAAGAGCATAAGTATCATAGATCCCACTATAACGTTTCTTGAACATAAAAAACTCAGATCCGACCTTTTGCTTCATCGGGTACCAGACTTTCACAGCCACGAAGAGTTTACCACCAAAGAGCAGAGAAAAGATCTTACCGGCCACACCAAAATTAGAAACCTTCCTGTGAATCCATTCATACTCGATCAGGGAGCGGATCTGACGGTCAAGCATCCGGTCAAACTGCGCGACAAGGATAACTTCATAACCCAATTTCCGGTGCTGGGTGAAAAATGCACACCAAGCAGCGCGGTTTTTCTGTCCCCAATCCCGGGCATTAAACATAATCTGGAATTCATCTATAACCAGCAGGATTTCTCCTTCTTTCACCCTGCGCCCGACATACTCAGAATAGTTTTTTGAAAAGTTAATAAGCCGATCAACCGTCAGATCGGAGTTATCTATGTACAGATAATGACCTTTCGGGTTCTGGATACAACTAAAATCCGTTTGAAAATTTCCAATGATTGGCGCGTTTTTATATTTCATCCAATTAAGGAGCCGGGATGCAAGGTGCAGGGACTTCCCAGCACCCGGAGTCCCACTATATAAAGAAATCATATTTTCCCCTTTCTGTATCTCAAATCTTTCTGCAGCAATAAAGCCAGGAAAAGAAATTGAGATACAATCTATTTAAGTGAATGGAATCCATTCACCAAGAATCTTCACACCGGAAATAGCAAACTGCGACACTACCCAAGGAACCACAGCAAGAAGCCATGCGCTGCCTATCGTTACGAATGCATCCACAGGTACGAAGTAATTGATAGCAGATAAATAGTCATTAACTTCCTCCGCCTGAATAAAAGCAAGGAAAGGACTTTCCGGAAGGATGCCACAAAGAAAACCAACTAGAACGATCACAACGACACCTGCTACAGATATGAAAAAAGGTCTAAGCATAGATACAGACATAAAAACACCCCCTAACCACCCATGCGTTGAACAAATGTTGTAAATTTAACAGTTAAGAAAAATAAGCCGATGATAAAAAAAATAGTCATTCCCCAACGAAATATTTTAATATACTTCCAGTAATCGGACATATCGACTCTAACCACCCAGGTATAATTGACAGCTTTAAAAGTATACTTAAACTCAAACACAGGAGCTTTTTTATCCGCTTGCATGGACTTAATCAGCTCCATCATGTCCCAAGGAATGCAGAACGGAAAAAGCCGCTTCCAGTTTCCGGCTTTATCTGCAGTAGATGGAATATCCGGTTCAATAAGTTTACCAGTGTCGGGATCAATAAGTTTACCAGTGTCGGGATCAATATCATATCCGGTATCCGGATCAATATAACGTCCGGTGTCAGGATTAATCATCGGATTTTTAGATGGGTCTTTTCCCGGAACGTCAGACTCTGTATCTTTTTCAGTGTCTTTTTCAGAATCTTTCTCCGTAGAATCTGGCTTTTTGATAGGAATAATAGGAATAGCAACCGGAAGTTTGTCTTTATTATTGTCTTTCTTCTTTTTTTCCTTATCATCCTTGTTATCCTTGTCAAAATTATAACGAGAATTCCAGGCTTCTTCCTCTGTGTCTGTTGTTGCTTTATCATTTACAATATCTTTCCATATATCCCAGTTGGTCTTATAGCCGACACCCGGAACATATACCGTGTTATCATCCACGGTTTTAACTTTAGCATAGTTATTTAAAGACGCACCATCAGCACCAACAAAAGCACCGCCTTTAACAATCCAAGATGTTACACCATATATACAACCAGAATATTTATGACAAGACTTACTATAAGGCTGAACCCAAACTTGAGAAAAACCCGGCAAAACTTCATTACCCTTAGAATCTAAAACATAAATATAACCAGATTTAGACAAATAAAGATTTGAAGAAGAGCAAAAAACTATATATCGCCCCGCTGAATCAATAGCGATATTCAAAACCGAACCGGAAAATACAGATTGAGCAACCGATTCCAAATAGTCAATATCTTCAAAATCAGATGATGCATCTGTCAATGTTAAAAGTTGGTTATAAACAGATTTTATAGATGATGTATCAAATTGGTTAACTGGCTTACCTGTATCAGACGCAAAAGTTGGCAGAACCTTAGCCAACAACTCCGACAGCTTTTCCGACATTTTTGCCCCGGCACTTGTAACCGTATTAGGAAGATTTTTCAATTCATCAAAAACAGTTTTATTGACTACCTCGACAGGAAGCGCGGCAACCTTTGCTTTATTTTCCACCCATGTACAGAAGTTATCCCATACCTGTTTACCAGATACACGGTCAGACTTTGTGTAATAATCATCTTTCAAACCAAAATCCATTCCAGTTTCCGCAAAGAGTCCGCTCATAAGATCAAAATATGTATAGTAAAAATATTCCTCAAGCCCGGTAGCGTAAGCGTTCTGGTAGCTGGTAAAAATAACAGATACCATAATACCAACCGCAACCAGTACAGGAAGGGTATGCATACGGCAGAACTTCCGGACACGCTGGAAGCGGTTTTTCATCCGGTTTATGAACTTATGAAGATCAAATTTTTTCCTTTTTTGAAAATTAGTCATGGATGTTCCCTTTCCATGTATCTCAAATCTTTCTGCAGATAATCCGGATCAGCGCCGCAGCTTTGAACCAATGAGATACAAAAGAGGGCAAGGGCTCGAACCCTTACCCTCTCATGAGTGATACTATTTTAATTTGCAAACCAAAAAACACCGAGACCGAAAAACTAAGCCTGAGCGGTCAGCTTCTTAAAGACTTTAATTCCGACCGTAACAGCCAAAACAGTTCCAATGATAACCAGCGCAAAAGGAACTGCAGCGGTAATCATATCAGATGCACCTGCCTGCACCTGCTTAAAAGCACTCGTCATTGCTGTCTGAATGCCAGAAAGATCCATAGTTGGTGCAGCGGCTAAAATACCTGTTAACTTCATAGTCATTTCCTCCTTTCCCAGATGGTTAAGCCATCTTAAAAAATTTTATAAAAGCATAAATTGCATAGCCGATTGCCCATGCAATAAAGCCCAGTGTAAAACCGGATGCCATGCCGGCCAGAAGCGCAGATATGTAACTACCAAATAAATCACCTGTAAACATCAATCCCACCTCCGCGAGAAAACCGAAAAGAACAGAAGTCCCACGATTATTCCCAAAGCAAACAGCACCGCAAAACTATATGTGACATCCTGCGGCTGTTCATCGTCCGGCTGGATGTCTGCCTGTGTAGATTCCTGAACAGGCTCTGAATCAGTTTCCGTTTCCGGAAAATGATCTTCCGGAACAGCGGCTTCAGTCGAATCAACAACCGCAAGATTATTTTCAAAATCAATCCCGACACCGCGGGAGAGCATTAACATTATTTAGCCCCTTTCGAGTTTCCAGCGTCTGGGGCATCCTGTTTCATAGAAATCATTGCCGGAGCAACAAAATCAACATCCGTCAGTTTAAGGACGGGCTTTCCATCAGATCCAACCGTCATTTCAAAGGTTCCGTCATAGATCCCCGGCACGTAAGACACCTTATGCACCTTGTCAGCCTTAAGGAAAGACTTACCACGTCTGGTACCGGAAACACCGTCCGCAGATACCACAGGTTCAACCTGTTCCCCATGCTCCCCATAGAAAAGAAACTCCATGGAAACACCTTCCACCGCGTCATGACCTTCACGCGCCTTAATATCAACTAATCCTGAGTAAAATAAAAAAATTCTGAATTTGTTCATTTTCAATCTCCTTTAAATTGCTTGTCCTTTTCTGCAGCTTTGTCAATGTCCTGTCTCAGATTCTCGATCTGATGATGAATATGTACAAAGTCACGGAAACTTGATTCTAAGTAGTTGTACTTCTCGAACAACAACGATTCTTTGCGCTGCTGCTTTTCGATCTGCTTATCCAGTCGCGCAAGTTCTTTCTTCCGGTCTGATTCTCCGCGTTTCGCCTCGAGGATGATATTCTCAAATTTTTCATTAAATCCGTTTCCCGGCGCGCTGTCGATATAATCAAAGACCTCTTGTGTCAAGCGGACTGATTTCGCTATGCTTTTTTTAGTCAGCGTCAT